TTTCCATTGGCCTTTCCTCTTACCAATTATCTGGAAATAACCAGATTTGGTAAGTTGGAAATAATGCCATAATTTATAATGCCTGTAATAACATTCTTCCATTATTCTTCATCATTATCCATTAGAATCATAGGTGTGTTTTCACCCATATAAGCACCCAATATGTTATAATCAACATATTCAATAGCGTCTATAATATCCATATCTTCACCTTCTTGCTGTGTAATTTCAACAAGTTTTTTATATGAATATAAAGCTAATTCACTAGAACCACATCTACTTACTATACCAACTAAAGCTTCGTCATAACCTGTTATTAATAAAGCTTCGGGGTTATATTCGATTATACGGTCTTTAATCTCTTCCGGCTTCATCTTTTAAATTATGCAATTCTATTGCTCTAAGTTTAGCTTCAACGGCTTTATCATACATTAAATCACGGTCAGTTCTGTCCAACTCTTTTATTTCATGCCAAGGCATGCCGGTTAGGACAAAAATATCCCAATTCTTTTCAAATTCTTCTTTTTCTTTGTTACTAGCCATGATTATTTATTGTGTTTACTCATTTTCTCGATAATTATTATTTCTCTATTTAAGGTTTTAATATGTTCTAATCTTTTAGTTTTATCAATATTAGAATTACCATAATAAATTTCTTTAACATCAACACTTCTAAAGCCTTCTTTGTTTAATAAATCTGCTATTAACGCTATAATGGTTGATTTACCAGATGCTATGCCACCTTTAACTATAATTTTAATTTTACTCTGTTTCATAATTTTTAACTTTTTTTAACAAAAATAAAAGATTTTTAGATAAATGTCAAGTTTTTTATTTAAATAATATATTTATTTAAAAAGATATTAAAAGTAAAATTTATGGGGAAAGTATTTATTTATGGATTAAGAGAAATCAACAGTAATGTGATTAGATATGTTGGTAAAACCAAAAATATTAAAAATAGATTATATGAGCATATTAAAGATGCTAAATTGGGTGTTAAAACACATAAATGTTATTGGATAAATAAAGTAATTAAAAGTGGCTCTATGATTGAAATTGATATAATTGAAGAGGTTGATGAAGAAAGATGGCCTGAAAGGGAAATTTTTTGGATAGATAAACTAAATAAGGATTTAACAAATTCAGCTAAAGGTGGTATGGGTGGATGTAGATATACTAAATATAATTTAACATATAATGAACTAAAAGAGCTTATACAAAAAAATTATCCTAATATAAAAACAAGAAAGGAGTATGTAAGTACCTTCAGGGGAGTAAATAAACCAAAAGAAATACCCAATGACCCGTTTCAAGTATATGAAACTAATGGTTGGGTATCATGGGGTGATTTTTTAGGTAGTGATAATGTCAGTGGTGCTAAATTAGCTAAAAATTATTTATCATATGAAAAATGTAAAGAATGGGTTAAAAAAAACATGCCACATATAAAATCGGGTCGTGAATGGAAAAAAATGGTTAAAACAGTAGAGATACCACTTTTCATACCTAAAGACCCTGAAAGTTTTTATAAAATAAAAAACGGAAATTTTTCATTTATGGATTTTTTATCAATAAAAAAAAGATATAAACCACTAATACAAAATTATTTTTCATATAATGAATTAAAAAACTGGAATAAAGAAAATTTACCAACTGAAATAAATTCAGCTGTTAAATGGTTATGCTGGAGAAGATTAAATAAAAATTTTAATAGAATGCCGGGAAACCCACCAGATTTCTATAAGAAACGAAATGAATGGGTTTCCTGGTATGATTTTTTAAATAAATAAAATCATTCTTCTAAATTTTCATCATTTTGTTTTTTGTCATACAATGATTTAATACTTAATTTCATTCGTTCATAATTTTCAAAACCAACTTTACGTAGTAAACTGGAAAAGGTTTCAACATCTGGTTTAGCAATTAACACCTTATCTTTTTCAGAATCATACCCAATATAAGTAATAGCTTCCATAGCTACCATTTCTTGTAAATCCTTTGGTAGTTGATTGAATATAAGTTGATTTACTATCACTACTACATCAGTGTCATTTTTACTAAGATATTTCGTAACATCATTAGCTTTTTGCACTTTATAGATTTCTTTAAGTCTATCATTACCGATAATATCGATATTAACAAAACGTTCTAAATCGGTTATACCGATAACTTCACTGAATAATGCTTGGATTTCTTCATCCAATTCCTCAAATTTTGCCATACTTTTTTAATTATTTAATTATTATTTATACTTTTTAGAGTTACAAAACTACTGTATTAATTTTCAGATTTCAAGTTTTTTTCTTTAATTTTTTGTAATAATTCCTTTTCTTCATCAGAAATAGTATCTGGGTAAGATATATTAACTACTATATACATGTCACCACGCTCTTTTTCGTTTGCTTTCATACCCATACATTTAATTCTTAATATTTCTCCATCTTTAAAGTGTGGATGAAATTCTAATGTTCTTTTATCGCCATCTATAACCGGTATTTCCTTAATACACCCTAAAATAGCATCATAATATGGTATAGATACTTTATGTATTATATTATATCCGTCAACAACAAATAATTCATGTGGTTTTTGTTGTATAACTACATGTAAATTACCATTTACACCATTTTTAATAGCATTACCCTTATCACCGTAAAATAAAGTATCGTTTTTTCTAGTTCCGAGTGGAATTATGACTGTTACTTCATCAATTATTTCACTAACTCCATTACCACTACATTTATTACATTTGGTTTTAAATGTTTCACCAATACCGTTACAATCTGAACAAGGTGCTGAAGTTTGAAACACACTATTTCCCATTTGTGTGGTATGTAATATACTTCCAGTTCCCTGACATTTTGGACATTTATTTGGTTCTAAACCACCCTTTCCAGAACAATACTCACATGTTGATAAACGTTTATATTTAAAACGTTTAGTTACACCAGCAAATAATTCTTCTAAGGTTAGTTCAATAGTTATACGTATATCATTACCTACTTTTGGTCTCGCTGTATTTCTTTGCCAACCACCGAAACCACCACCATTAAACATTTGATGTAAATGATTTACATCAAAATGTCCGTTGAAATTATAATCATTAAATCCACCATTAGTTGATTTACCGCCAAAATCATATTGTTTTCTTTTGTTTACATCAGATAAGGTTTCATAAGCAACCGATATTTTTTTGAATGTTTCTTCATCACCACCAACATCAGGATGGTGAGATTTAGCTAAAATTTTATATTTTTTTTTGACTGCTTTTTCAAAATCACCAGCCGGTAATTTACGTTCTTCTTCAGTAATACCTAAAACATCGTAATAATTATCACTCATTTTATTATTTTAAAGTTACACACTTAATTTTAGTACCTTCAAGGTATTCATTATTTATTGTTGTTAATACCTTTTCCACATTTCCAGCATTTTCATTAAATGGTTTAGATGGTATACTTGGTAACCCAGTTGTATCATCTTCTTTTTTAGTTGTAAAATACTCTAACATGGAGTAAAAACTCTTTGTTTCTTCTAATATTTTTTTCATGATATATTTATTTTTAAGCAAAAATATGTATTTTATATTTAAATTTCAAGTTAATGCGTTACAAAATTATTATAACCAGGAATAAAAAGAAAATTGATACGTTGTATAACTACGCATCTTATGAAACTATAATGAGATTATTTATGGAATTACGTCAAAATAATATCGTTGATTTCCCTAAGAAACACACTAATTATAAGACTATTAAACCAGTTGAATATGAATTAGTGTTATTAAAAACGAGAACTGAAAGTGATACCAATAGAACAATTAGAGATGAAGCCGGTAAATTAGTTGAAGAAAAAAATAATTCTAGTAAATGGGTTATTATAGATAAAGCACCTTATGAAATTGAGGAAACTTTCTATGTTTATGGTTATGATAATAAAAAAGATAGGTTTACGGTTCGAGATATAATAAAAAAAATTTTATTTAAAGGTTTAAAACGTAAAAACGATAATAAACGTATTATAGTATTGCGTAATAAACTAATTTTAGAGGGTGAAGAATTTGATTTTATTGTATGTAAAAACGATGCCGATTGTCAACGATTATACGATAAATTACATGAATTAACTAAAACATCTACAATTAAAGATAAATTAGTATTCATGGGTATAGCATCAAACCAACAAGCTACTGATTTATATTACAAAATACAAGAAAAGACAGGGTGGAATATGACCAAAATATGGCGTTCTAACACCCGTCCATAATAGTTATAAGGCATCTAAATCCAATTTTTCTGAAATATATTTCAATGTATCAAATATATCGTAATATTCATTTGGTGGTACTATCTGTGGATTTATACATTCAATTCTTTCAGTTTCATCAGTTGGTAAAATAAATGATATTGCGTTCATATGAGCATCATTAAATAATTTACTTAATGAATTTCTCATTTCACCAACAATTTCTGATGGTATATCTCTTCGAACATACATAATGAATATCTTAGGGTCATTAGTGTAAAACGCATTATCACCATCAATATAATTGATTTCATTTCTGATTTTATTCAAAGAATCTAGGTTGATATCTTTAATTAATTTATCATTAGGGTTCATTATAGCCATTCTGAGAGCTTTACTCCACTCTTTAGGTGTAACTAACTCACCTGATAAATAATAACGCTTAAAATCACCTATACCGATTACTGGCCCGGTACAATTATTTAATTCTTCTTTATTATTAACCGAATATACGTTAGTTGGCTTCTCTATTAGAATTATTTCGCCTTCCAATTCTATAAAACCGAATATACTATCCATTATAGCTTCAAGAAGTGTTGTTTTAGCTACTAAATCATAATAAATTTTATAAGTACCATTATTTCCGTGACTATCGTAAATATAAGACATGAAAGTATTGAAAAAATAAACCCAGTTTATATTACTAATAGATGTGATAATCTCTATTTCCTCATCTTTGAATTCTTCTTTGATTTCATCTAATGAATTCCACGTTATGTGTGGTGTTGTTTTACCTTCTAATTTATAAAGCATGTTGACCCATACATCAACTTGTGATTTGTTATCAAATTTTAAATCACACCCATTAAATGAAGCTGAGTGAAAAATTTCACGGTAGTGTTCAAAGAATTTGTTAAAAACGTCATTATTAATTTTCATATCTATTTTTTTATCAAAAATAAAACTTTTATTTTATTTTTTCAAGTTTTTAACAAAAAAAAAAGAGCCTCTCGGCTCCTTTTATTAATTAAATAGATATTTTTTTATATCTTTCTGAATTAACAACATCTAGCATCATATCAATAGGGGTCATTGATTTACCAGATAAAACTGACGTTAATATTGATGGGCTGAACCCACTGACCATAGAAGTACCATTTTCATCAAATTTTACTGGGAAGTTATCGTTTCTAGCATTTAAATTCCAATAAACAATTTTAGGTACAATATAACCAGCTTCTTCATACATTCTACGAATCATTGTATTAGCTGTTGGATTATCACTATGTCTAGTTGCACTATTAAACTCCATGTCGGACAATATAATAATAGTTGTTGGCATTTCAGAAGCCGGTACATTATGTTTAACAGCTTGTTTCAACACCATATCGAATGCGGCTTCTAAATTGGTTGACATAGACCAATCTGAACGTTTAAGTTGAGCCAAACGTTCAGATAACGTCCCTTTAAGTATTTCAATCTCAGGTTTACTAGAAAATGTTAAAAACGCATCTTTAAATGGTCCAACATTTCTTTCCGATATATATAATCCTAAAGATATACAAACATCCATACATGTAACATTTTTATTTTGGCCAGCTGCACAATCCATTGAACCTGAAACGTCACACATAGGTAAAAGAATTTCATTATTACCTAAAAGGTAGTTAGGTAATGCTAACCATTGTGCATTAGATACAACTTCTTCCCCACCATGTCTTAGTGATTTAACAATATCATATGGGTAAACAGCACCAGCGTTTACTTTACCAGTACCTTTAGTTAAAGATTCTTTATATTTAAGAAACCTATCTTTATCGTTTTTACTAAAAGCTTTCATATAGTTAGCCATAGCTTTAGATGGTAATTTATTATAATCAATAACATTCCAATCTTTAGAACACATAGCTTGTTCTACTGTATTTGACAATTCAGCCAACATTTTTCTATACTCTTTTGGAGACATTTTAAGATATTTTCTGATTGTTTCAGCTTTAGCTTTTTTAGATTTGTTACTTACTGTTGGTCTTGGTAGCCATTTAGAAACGAGACCCTTAGTTGAATCGTTAGTTAAACCAGCTTTAATCGTTGATAAAGCTGAACCCTCAAGTTCAGTACCTAACAATGAGAGAATATCATCCCATCTTCCATATTCAGGAATAAGGTTAACATTTTTAACTAATGATTCACTATGGTTTTTAGCCATATATGATGCTAAATCTCTAAAGATTTGTCTTTCGCCAGCACCACCACGGATATCCCTGAAATAAAATAAAAGTTTAATCGCAATTAATTTATCCTCATTATACGCTTTAATAAATTTATCACGTATTTTATTTTTATCTACACCCCTAGATGCTCCAGCTGTGAAAAAAAAATCAACACAATGATTTAATGATGATGTGTTAGTAGTCATACCATTTTCAGTAAGAGCGTTTTCAGTTTGAAGCGCATTTAATAATGTTGTTACCATAATGTTGTTTTTTAAAAAATTATAAATTAGTTTGACTTAAATAAATATCACTATTTTAGTAAATGTCTTACAAAGATAATACTAAAAATAATATAAGTCAAGTATTTTTACTATTTTTTTTCAAAAAACTTAAATTTTATACCACCAACAGTTACTTCTATTATTGATGTATGCTTGAATGGGATTGAGTTGTCTTTATTTATACGATAAAATAAATCCTCATCTAATTTTATGTGATTCATTACATCTAATTCATATACCACAGTTAAACCTTCTTTAGGTATAGTGTTGTTTTCAGCTAAAACAGATGCTATTTCAACGATATTATTATATTTAAACATTAGAATTTATTAAAAAACTTTTTTAAAAACACTTTAATCTTAGATTCTTTATTAATTATAACTTTGTTCGGGTTATTTTTTATATCTTCACCCAAACCACGCTTAATTTCTTCAATAAAAGCATTTTTCTTTATACTTGTTGATTCTCTTTCAAATAAAATACCTTTTTTTTCAGCTTCTATTTCTCTAAGAATTTCAATATCACTTAAACTATTTATTTCACATGTATTTTCTATCATTATGATAAAGCTTTAACAATTTTTTCCCTTAAACCAGGAAACATAGGTTTAGGTAATGTTTCCATTTTAAACCAACCCCAATCCTCGTTTTCAAAATCTAATATAGGTTTAAATTCAGTATTTGTCAAGCCTACATAATAAAAAAAATCATTTCTTTCTGTTGATTCTTTATTAATAAAAAAGAAATTTATAATATTAGGGTTAACACTTATTTCTTCTCGTATTTCTCTAGCTATACCATTAATAGGTTTCTCACCATCATCTAAACCGCCACTTAATAATGACCATAAATGTGAATGACCGGCTGATGAACTTCTTTGTAATAAAAGAACTCTACCAGTGGTTCTACATATAATTAGAACACCAACAGCTTGTTTTTTATTTACATCAATTTCCATAGCAGTATTTTTATATAAATATTTACTTTTATTTGTTTTTCTGTATTTTAAAATAAAAAAATATGAGTGTAATTTTATTTTTCTTAGCTAGTTATGGTGTTTCAAATATCATAATTTATGGTTCGATATTCGAATCTTTTCGTAATTTCTTAATAAAATATAACCCTAGTTTCTTCGGAGCATTAGTAACTTGTTTTATTTGTCTACCTTTTTGGGTTGGTGTAGTGATGTCATCGATATTATCGTATTATGGTTATAATATTTCACCATTTGGTATTATAGGTATCAAAGAATGGTATCTAAAATTATTTTTAGATGGTGTTATTACTTCAGGAACTGTTTGGTTAATACATACCATCCAAGAGCGTATAGAAAAATAAAAAGCCACTTAAGTGGCTTTATTTTAATATCCTTTTTCATCCATACATTTTGAACAGTATTCATCGGGACCACAATTACACGGTCCTTTAGTTGCTGATTCCGGTAATTCATGAACCTCTAATTCTATTTTACCTTTTGGTGGTAATTCTATTGAATGTTTAACACTATTTTTCCTTACCTGTCTTTCAGATGGTTTTTCTATTATTGGTTCAACAGTTTCTGGTACTTTACCATAATCTTCATCATAAATTTCATCCTCTTCGGTGTCATTAATAGGTTCTTCTTTAGGTATATTAGGTTTAATATCATTAATTGAGACCATATCTTCCTCTGGTTTAGTATAAACAGTGAATTTAATAGTTTTTAATTCAGCTAAACTTTTCTTATTGAATATAGCTTTTAGTTCTTCAATTTTCTCTTTTAATAGAACCGATTTTAACTCTCTTTCAATATTTAATGTGATAATTTGTTGAATAAAATCAAAAATTTCATCAACACCTATATCATCTTTTTGTGATACAAAATAATAATGATTTTTATCTTCTTCATCAATATGTTTAACAATAGCATTTGATTCAGGAACATACCAACCGTCTTTAAAATTAGCATCAACAATAGCAATACCCTCAGTATATCTTATACCACCAATATAAGGTTGTAATTTATTTAATCTATCTTGTATTTTTGACATAATGTATTAATATTTGATTCCCGTAAAAATACAGGTTATAATGTACCCGATTGATAAGCCCAATATTATTAATCCGGACTTACTTAAACGATGTCTAGTATTTTCATCAGCTTCCGTTTTAATAAAAGCTTGTATGAAAAAATAACTTTCTCTAATTGTATTCAAACATGATACAAAGAACAAAAGTATTAGGATTTTGTTTATAAAAAATGTTATCATATTATTTTTTTATTTTTTTAGTTATTTGAGCATGATTAAGGCTGGAAACTTCATCTCTTACTGATTGAGCTAATTCCTTAACTTTCTGCATATTTTTTCTAAGTCTAACACCAGGTGCATACATACCTTTATTATAAACTTTATTTACATCACCACTAGCTTCTATATCTAATATAAAAGCTTTTAATTTTTCAAATTCTGTCATATTATTATTATTATTATTATTATTTTAACTCATCTACATCACCACTACATAAATCACCCCATTTAGATAACATAGATGATGATATAATCATTTCCTTTAATTTTTCTTTAATATGTAATACCTGTAAATCTAGTGGTAATGTTGTTGGACCATTATTATTGACATAGTTTTCAAGCTCCATTTCGATTTTAAGTATATCTAACTCAATACTTTTTCTAACTAATTCTACTATTTTCATAATTTTATTTTTATATTAAAATAGAGATGTTTTTTTAAAAATCAAGTTTTTCATTATGAAAACAGCGATTTTTTAAACATTTTATAAATTTCTATCATAGTATCAACATCCGACCTAGATTTCGATATATTATGGTTGAACATATATCGCCACAATTTAAGCATATTGTCTAGTAGTATTTCATTCTTAAGCTTGTTATCATAAAAAACATCACCTAAGAAATTAGCAAAATAAATCTTTAAATCCGCATTATCAGTGAAAAATATGTTTTCCTTTTCGAATTGTTTAACGGTATAATTAAACGCCCATTCAAAATGCTCTCTACGATTCTTTGGGGTCATAATTTCATCACCGAAGTAAGAATCAACTATTAAATTGGTTAACGTTATAATGAAGTCATAGAATAAATCGCAATACTCTATATTAATGTTATTTTCCTCATATAATTTCTCTATGACTGATATGTTTATAGGTGAATTTATATAATTCATGAAATCTGATGTTGAGAATGATTTATTTTTCATAAAAAAACCTGTTATATAACTAATATAACAGGTTTCATATAAAAATAAAGTTTTTAATTATTTTTTAGCGTTTTTAAACATTGCAGCTGCCGCCACTTTTTCACCGGCTTCTTTAGAACCATATTCTTTAGCAGCTTTTGTAGCTACTTTTTCGAAGTTTTTACCTGGTTTACCTATATCTTCACCAGCTTTAGCTTTTTTTACGATATTAGATTTTTCTTTCTTTGAAAGACCCTCACTTGGTTTTTCACCTTCTTCTATTTTATCTTCACATTCATCAAGTTCTGGTTTAATACCATATTCAACTTCTCTAGAAGCTTGTTCATAATCTTCTTGATTATCTGGATTACCTTCTTCGTTTTTATTTTCTTTGATTAAAGATTTAAAAAACGTTGTGTTTTCATCAACCCTTGCTGAACCTTTAAGAATACCTTGAGTTTCTTCTGGTTTATAATTCATAAGTTCTTTAAGCCTAGTAAAATCTTCAGTCATCATCGTTTTATCTGAAGCTTGTACAATAGATGCTTTACCATTAGACCATTTCATTCTATAAGTCTCATTTAAATCAGTCATTTCAAATTCATTACCTTCAATCTTATAACTTTCAGGTACTAATTTGATTGCATTTGTGAAACCATTAAATGGTTTTTTGAATTTAAGTCTTTTCATTTATCTTTTTTTTTGTTTTTTATTATTCTTCACTTTCTTCTAAAGAAGTTTTTATTTTACTGTAGATTTTTTTGAATTCTTCATTCTCATCAAGTCTAGTTGATTTGGTTGTTGTGCTTTTATAATCAAATAGATGTTTAATTTTAGCTAAATCTTCGTTAACAGCAGCTTTATTAGTACCTCTAAGAACAACAGCCTCACCTTCAGTTAATGAACCTTCCCATCTAATATTATAGGATTCATTACCATCAGTAATTTCAAATTCTTTATTATCGATTTTGTAAGATTCCGGAATTAATTTAATTGCGTTATTCAAACCATTAAATGGATTTTTGAATTTAAGACGCATTTTTTTATTCTCACTTTCAACAGCAACTTTTCTAGTACTACCAACTGTTTTAGTACCTTTAGGTATAAGCTCAATATCATTACCGAATTGTCTCATAGGTTCGGTAGCTTTATCTTGTGCATCTTTTCTTGCTTTAGCTTTATCAATTAAATTTTTACCAAAATCAACATTAGAAGCGCCCCAAACAGGTTCAGTATTACCATTACCTTCACCAGTTTCAGGATTCCATTCACCAGTTTTTGTTTCATTACCCATTTTTGAGTCACCTTCGATAGCCATTTTTTGTCTTTCTTTAAAAGTATCAGAAACTTCACTATCATATTGTAAATCTTCTAACCCACCTTTAAATGAATTATCAACAACTTCATCTTCAGTTTTACTCAACTCACGTTTAGGTGGTTTAATACCATCTTTAGCTTTACTACCACTAGCTTTATCGTAAGCTGTCATTTCTTTTTTAATATCGCTTTGAGCCTCTTTATTTACTTTACCCTCTTCATCTTGAACCTTTTTAGTATTAGTGATACCAGGGGTTGCAGCTTCAGTTATAAAGCGATTATGTAATTCTTTTTTTATAATATCTTGCATAATGTTAAATATTTTTAAAATTATCCTTTATAATAAATATCGAAATCTTATTGTAAATCAATATTTCTTCAACTTATTAGTATATTTTATCACTACTTTTATCAGTATATGATACAACACCAGAGTCACCAACACTACAATCACTTGAATTATCTATATTATTGAGTCCGGCACATTTATCTATTTTAATAAATTTACCGCCCGGATATGTTGCTTCAGTCTCATTTATACCCTCTATAGCATCCTCAGTTGCACCACCAACAATTTGACCACCATTATACATTGGTTTACTATTAAATTTATGGTCTTTTTTACTTTTAGCCCATATTTTAGGTTGAACATAAGAACCAGAACTAGCGGTTGTGGTGTTCTCATCTATTTCACTTTTAGTTATCCAGTTTTTATTATCATTAGGGTCTAAATCATTATCTTTCAAAAATTGTAGTGTGTATACAGCTAATTTTTTATCATGATGAGCTTCAGCTAAGGCGTTAAGATATATTTTAGCACCTTCCTCAAAATGGTTACCGCCATAAATTTTACGTCTCTTTCTATCAACTACATAAAAATGATATTCATCTTGATTATACGGTTTTTCATTATCTTCTAATTGAATCGGGTCTCCTTGTAGTGGGACATCTTCTTCATCAATTTTCTCAGGTTCACCCATAAATGGACCAACAAATGCGCCAGAAGAACCAGCAGATGTTGTTTCTTCAATATGACCTAAAATACCGGCTAATTTTTCGGAATTCCAAGTAGATAATAAACTATTAGCAACTTCTTTATCAATTTTTGTTATATCATCACCATTTTCATAACTTTCTATACCAACACCTTTAACTAATTTACTAATATTATCATTGATATAACCTTGTAATGTATCACCATCAATTTCGAAATCACCGTATTCATGGTCTTCACCATTATACTCATACGGTACTTCAGAATACTCAACAAAATCATTTTTTGGTATATGATAATAATAAAAAGCATATAAACTATTATCATGTGATAAAATAGCTATTTCTTTATTATAATAAATTACTTTATAAATATCATTAGTTGGCTTACGCTTAGTGTATTGTGTATTATCATTATAAGGTGCTCTAGGGTCATGTTCAGCACCCATTGGTAAATTATCATTATATTCTTCAACCGGCTCCGGACTATGTTTTATTTGTTTTGTTATGATAATATCATATAATCTCTTAATATTTCGTTTAAGATTTTTTTTAACGATTTTTATTTGTTTTTTACCTTCAACGTTAATAACTTTAACCATACCAATAGAACCCATTATTTTATATAACTCGTTTCTATTTGTACCCATTTGATTCCATAATGGTGTCATACCTGCGTTTTCAGGGTTAATCATTATTTCTTTAAGGAATTCAATAATACCTTTAGCAAAAGTCAATAAATCGATGTTTTGTGGTGAAAGAATTCTATTAAATTGGTCTTCGGTTATTCTTACAACTTTTTTAGTATCCATATGTTGTAGCATCAAGACTTGTGATTCAGTTAATTTAATTTTCATAGTATTTAAGATGCTTTATTTGATAATGATGAAACCCAAACACTCTTTTTAGTCCAAAGAGCTTTAAATAATTGAGTTAATACATTTTTCGTTATTTGTACAGTTTGTTTTTCTAGCTCTGAATTATCTTTCAATTCTTTAGCTATAATTGTGGAAATAACATCTTTTAAATCAGATGACTTCAATAATTTAGTCACCTCTGATTTAATTTGGTTTCTATCTTCGGAAGATAGACCCTCTTCTATTCTGATTTTAATGATATTCTTCTCCATTATATTATATATATATATATATATATAAATATCTAATATAACAGAAAAGATATAGTTCACGGATTAATATAATGGCGTTCAACGCCATTAATATATAGTTTTCCAGTTAAATAAAGATTACCTTCAATATGTAAATCACCATCTATAGTTACATTGCCATACATACGATTATTACTTATTGTATCAATACCAGTAGTTATATAATAACTATTGTTAAGAGTACTTAGACCTCTACTTGAAATACCTACAAAGGGATTAATATCATTTTCATTAATAGTTATATAGTCACTAGTATTAATTGTATAAGGTGCATATAACCCAGTTTCTGGGTCAACATATAATTTATCATTAATAAAATGTAAATTATTTTTAATAATATGAGTAGAACCAAACATTAGAATTGAATTAAAGAGTAATTAATACCTATACCTATTTGTATCGATGGTTTTAAATTACCGTTAATACCAGCACCAATATACGGGCCGATACTGAATCTTTTGGGTTTAACATATTTTTTAATAAGAGGTTTAATATCAACAATAGCACCATCTAATTTTGATACGTAAAAACCAGGATAATCAGATTTAACAAATATCTCTAAATTATCTTTATTCTCTTTAATACCGGTGATTAAATTAAATTTAATATTATCCTTTTTAAGATATGTTAACCCAGGTATTACAATTAAAGAATCAACATATACCATAGTTTCACCTTCAATTACTCTAGAATTATCTTTATTATAAGTAGTATCAAAACGCCAGTTTAACCCATAATTGAATTTTCCGTATTTGGTGATGGTAGTAACTGTAGTTGTTGGTTTTTTAGGTTCATTTTTAAATCCAGCTATAATTTTTTCTAAACTAATAACTTTACCTTTTTCGGTTTTAGCCGAATTATATAAATCGCTATTTAAATCCTTTAATTGTTTTTTATCAGCTATTAATATATTCTTTTCATATTCAATTTTACCGTTTTTATCCTTTTCAACACGTATTGAATCCGATAAAGCCTTCTCATTTTGTTTACTACCGTTCAATTCATTTTTCAATGAATTGTTGCAACTTTTAAGTAAAAAAATAATACCCACTAATACAATACATATAATTAATAATATGTTTCGTTGTTTATTAGCATTAAACCACGATTTAATTTCACCCTTTTCATTGTTAACAACATTTTCAAGTTTATTAACTATTTCTTCTTTATTCATAAAACATTATTTTTTATTATTGGTTATTAGGCTTGTATTCACTAGCTAATTTATTAGCCCATTCATTAGCCCAGTTTTTATAATATCCTCTTAAAACTTGTAATCTTTTAAGCGCTTCATCGGTCATTTGTAAATTACTAACATTAATGTATAAGCCATCAGTTTCTTCCAATGACATTTGAAATTCCATACCATTCATATCTTGAAATTTACCAGAAAAGACGGCATTATTAGCATTTGGATATATTTTAAACACATTAAAATCAACTCTTGGGGTAATTTGGTCCATAAACTTAGTTTGTTCCGATTTCAATTCCGGCCCGTTTAAGTCTATTGAATCATTAGCTGGGTTAACATTTTCCCTTATGATGTTTAACATCTTTTTGGTCATGTCGTGTTCGTCTATTCTATTATTCATCGTTTAATTTTTTTAAAAAATATATGTAATTAAATGCTGGTGTAACATCAGTACTATCTTTACTGTAATTACTTCTGAATACCACACCATTATAGTCATAAATATCATTAACTTTGGTATTATGTGATATTCCACGTAATGGAATCCTAAATTTTTTGCAAAGGAATTTGGTTAAATTAGCTAATGATTCCATTTGTTCTTTGGTATATGGTACCCAATATTCGTGCTTACGCCATATTGTTTCATAAACATCACCATCATATTTATTACCAACCCAATCTTTATATTCACCGTTAGAATCTTTAGTTAACCAACCTTCGTTTTCTAAAACTATACTTATAGCTTGCTTACATGCATTATCGCCTAATAAAAAATTAGAAAAATATTTTGGGTCAAAATGTTGGTAGATATTACCAGATTTATCAATAGTAAAAGCAGCTGTTTTTTTATACCCACCATTATGTCTATTTAACCAACCATTATAGTGTAACATCCCATTATTAAATGTATTACCAATAACTATCTGTCTTTTCTTATGTGATACACTATAATAGTTCTTTTTTGGTAATTTATATGATTTTGCGTTTATATTAAGATTCTCCACGTTTTTTATAAAAAATTCGTTTACCGTTATCGTTTGTGAATTTATTAGAGCCTATTCTTTGTATAGTATTAGTAACCGGTTTAGTATGAGAAATATTTTCATGAATTTCTTCTGAAGCTTCATTTATAACTTCATCAGTAATATTAACTTGTTCATCAGCTATTATTTCTTCTTCTGGTGACATTACTTCCGGTGTTATACTATCTACTGATTCTTCTATTATAACTGGTTCTTTAATTGTTTCAATATAATTTTTAACCACTTCTTTAGCTTGTTCTTCAGTTACACCACCTACAGGCACTTTAAATATTTTATGATAACCACCATCATCTTCAGTAATTACTGGTTTTTCTTCAGGTTTAATTTCTTCTATAACATTAGTTTCCGTTATTTTATCATCTTTTTCAGCTTCTCTATCGTTAAATTTAACCAATAAATGTAAAAAAGATAATGAAATTAATGGTAATAAGGCCCCACCAAATAACGCTAACCAACGTCTATGAGAATCCAAATCTCCGGGTGTTACCATATTAGCTAAACTGAATAAAGGGTCAACCAATTTAACCCATTCTAAAAATAAAGGTGAATTAACCTTAATGAATTGGAAACAAAAGAAAATATTACCAATAAATTGGATTAATGTTACTAATATAAACGGTAAATACACAGCTGAAGTTCTTTTAACAGCCATACCAGCTAACGAACTTAAAGCTGCTATTTCAACACCTATAGAGAGATAAACAGCCCAACTAATCGGATTAGTTATATTATACCAAGTAATTACGTGTCCTATTGAAACAACAGCAACGAACAATATTGGTACAACATATGAGAACCTAATTATTGTTTTATAATTTCTATCGAACCAATTTCTGATACTGTTATACATATTATTTTAATTTACTCTCGTAATTTTTTATTTCTTTCTCGATATCATTTTGTCTATTAACATCAAGAATCTTTCTATCTGTAGCTTGTATAAATCTACTTTCAGTTTTTAAACCCTCTATTTTAATTATAACACCCATAGAATCCACACTATGTTTAATCGATTTATCCATAGATAAAACTTTAGTTTCAATGTTATTAACTTTACTTCCAGTAGAACATGTTCTGAAGAACATGATAACAACCAATGGTACCATAATTACAATACCATATTTATTTATAAAATCTATTATTTTTTTCATACATATAAATATATTATTTTTTATTTTCCGGCGTTTATTAATGCATATAAATCACATGAATTATGACGAAGCTTTCTAATAGCTCTTTGTTTTATTTGTCTAACACGCTCTTTTGTTAAACCATATCTCTCACCTATAACTTCTAACGTCATTGGTTCACAAACATCATCTAAACCAAAATATGAAATTATTATATCACGTTCACGAGATGTTAAAATTGATAATACATTATCAATTTCTTTACGTATAAATACTTTATCACTATTAATTTCATCAGGTTGTTGAAAAAACTCACCTTGTATAAGGTCAATCATCTCATCACCATTTTCATTGACAATTGTATTAATAGATACAACTTTATCATTAGTCATTAATTCACGCAAATTACAATCGATGGTTTCTAACGATGTAATATCAGATGTTTGTTCTAACTTTTCTATGTTTTTCTTGATACCTTGTAATTGATTTATTACATTAGCCGGTAATCTGATTAATCTAGAATTATTATTTAATCCTTGTATGATTGATTGTCTAATCCACCACACCGCATATGAAATAAATCTAAAACCTCTAGTATAATCAAATTTTAAAGCAGCTCTAATTAGCCCTTCATTACCATCATTAATTAAATCATTAATATCAACACCAAGGTATTGATATTCTCTAGCTATCGATATAACAAATTTTAAATTAGCTTCTAATAATTCATTTATAGCCTTTTGGTCACCTAAAATAATACGTTTAGATAATTCTATCTCTTCTTCATGTGTGATTGGCTTACTCTTTTTTATATCATTAAAATATCTTGTTAATGTTTCATCGTTTTGCGAATAAAATTTTTTTGACATCCATATTGTTTTAAACTTTCGTTATCGTGGTTGTATAATATAATTGTTTTTTTTAAGTCAACGTTTTGATAATATTTCAATGTATTTTTTATCAATTTCGGTTAAACCGTCACCTTTATCCAAAAGTTCATCAATAAGAACCATCTTTTCATTAAAAGATAATCCACTTAAATAACTTATTGTCGTATCATCGATACTTTCTTGATTCAATTTAAGTTTATGATTTGTGGTAGAGCCACTTTTACTGGTAGCATATAAAGATTCATTATATTTCTCTATTTCTTCAGAAATAAGAGCTGTTTTGTTATTTAAATCATTTTTAAATGATTCAAATAACTTATAATTTATATTTTCATCTTTAAGAAAAGCACCATAATTATTATCATCCATATTAAATATCAAAAAATTACGTTTATTTAATTTAAAATAATTAGTTAATTCTTTAATATTTACCGCACTATAAAATGTTGCAATAACTAAACCATTAGCTTCTAGAAAATTAACTTGTGATTCAGCTATTCGTTTAACATCTTCTTTACCACCATATACATCCCCTAATAGGACTAAACAATAACTTGTAAAATACATAATCTTTTTTTATATAAAGATACAGTGTTTTCTATGGAATTTCAAGTTTATTCCATCGAAAATGACGTTATATTATCAATTTTTTTGAATGTGATTATATTGTCGGCCCAGTCACGGATAATAGTGTTATGGGTAATTAATAAAACACTATCAAACATACCACGTATTTTATCAAATAAAAGTCTCATATATTCAAGATTTTCATCAGCTACTTTACCGAATACTTCATCAAATGCTATAAAATTAGGTTTTGGTAGACTAGATATTCTACCTAAAACACATCTTAAAGCTAAAGAAGCAGCTGTTTTTTCAAACCCGGAACCTGCCTTAAGGAAATTCTTAATACCGTCTCTAACAATTAAGAAATCTAAATCGTTTTTACTATTTATTTCTAATTCAACATCAAAATCAACCACATCATTTAATAATCTATGTAACTCAAAATTTATTATTGGTAAAACAGAACGAAGAACAATTTTACTTATACCTCTTTTACCAACCATATCGATATAAATCTTATAAATGTACTCTATTTTATCTTCTTTTTTTATTGTCTCAATTATTTTATCTTTGGTTTCAATATCAGATTTATTTTGTTCAATATCCCCCTTACAACGTTCTATTTTAGTTAATAGAGTATCATGGTCAGCTTCATGGCGTATTATCCTAGCATCAACACCTGAAATATCAATATCAATTTTACGATTAAATTCAATTGAATCAACATTTAACTGATATTTAGCTAAATCGTTCTTTTTTTCTTTGTATTTAGTGCGTAAAGATAAAACTTCAACATCACATCTATCTCTCTTAATCTCCAATTTATTTTTTTCTTCATATAATTCCTTATCGGCTTTGAGTTTATTGATACTTTTTACTGTTTTTTCTAGTTCTTTGGTGTTAACATCAATTGTCTTTTGAGAAGTGGCTATTATTTCATCGTTTTCCTTAATATGACCTGAATTATCCACACCATCTAAATGACGTTTACAAGTAGGACATATCTCACTATTAGCTAAATCAATATTTAATTTCTCTAATCGTTTTATTTCATTACTTAAACTCCCATTAGCTAATAATAATTCCCTTTCTTTCGTTAATAATTTATTATAAGTAGATTCATCAAAAGATACCGCCCCAATTTCATCTATTTTCAACTTATAATCTTCTAAATTTGTAGCTTCTAATTGACCCTTAGTTTTTAATTCATCCATTTCCTTATTTAACTTAACTGGGTCTAGCTTTAATATCTCTTTATCAATTTCTTGTTTACTAGATAGTAAGTTATCACGCTCGGATTTAAATTCTATTAATTCGGTTTTTATTTTACTTAATTTAGACTCATTATCAGCTAAAGTACCTGTTATTAATCCAATGTTTTCTTTATGTTCATCAATCTCATGTTGTAAATCGATAATATTATATGTATTAGATTTCATAGTTTTAGCAAATGCGTTATACATGGTTCTAACAGCAGCTTCTTTTTGCTCGATTACTTCCAATCCAATAAATCTATTAAGTAATTTACCCCTAGCCGTTGCTTGTGTCTCAATTAAATCACTTAAATTATCAGCTGTAGCTAATATAGTGGTCATAAAATCACTTTCAGAACCTATAGAATCAACTATTTTCTTAGTTGTTGCCGGTGCATGTTCTTCATCAAGAAGTTTTTCTTCCCCATCTGGTAAAATTTCATAATAATTTAATGTGTTCTTAATTGTATAGCCAGTACCATCACGTTTAGCACTTCTAGTCATAACACGCTCAATAATATATTCATCACCATCAATATCAATAAGGCCACGAACACTTAAAATATCTTTATCTGAATATCTATTAAAGATATCTTCATTTCTATCGGTTTTAGTCGTTGTCCCAAAAAATAAAAATAATAACGCTTCAATACTAAAAGAAGTTTTACCACCCATATTTTTGGGTTCCGATGTTACCATGCTTAAACCTCTTAATTTGGTGAAAGGGATGTTAACATTTTCACCAAAGCATAAGAAATTATTAATACTTAATTGTTTAAGTGACCAAGTTCTATGTGTAAAAGTATTTTCAGAAAAATTAATAGATTCATTGACTTTAGCATCTAATGCTAGTAACCTATCAAAATCAACAGTTTTCTTTTCTCTTTCTATCCATTGTTTAAATAATTGCTGTTGATAGTTAACATCAAGTATATTATCAATACCAGCACCGGTTATTTCTATTTTTTCACCCTTTTCATTAAGTTTTAATGGTTGGAAAATAACATTTATGTTATTTTTAGGTACATTATATTTACTAGCAAAATAATTTCTTACTTTATTCCTATCTTCTCTCGAATATTTTTCAGGTAAATCACTCCAATATACATATAATTGAGCCTTTGGTGCTACTTTAATTCTTTCCATATTATTTCTTTCTTGGGTTATAATCATCCTCATCGTAATTAACGACTGGTTTATTTTTTTCTTTAGGTTTTTCTACTTTAATTTCAGTATTTTCCACTTTAGTTTCAACCTTAACTTCGTTTTTACTCTTTAATAGTGGTTTATTACCGTATTTTTCAATATTAAGACCATTTCTTAATATTTTCTCAATGAAATTATTTATATCAGTAATTTCATTTAATTTACAATATTCTAGAATATCGTCTTCTATTTTTTTAGATAAATTTATCATTGATTTAATAACTTTTCTTTACCGGTTTCAATATCGGTTATAGATGTTATTTTAAATTTATAGAACCCATAATCAGATTCTACTTCTTTATGCTCATGTTCTAATGTTTCAACATCCCATATAACATACCCATGTTTAGTAACTGATTCACCAAAATCTTGTTGAATGAGGCTGGATGGGAATACTATAGGGGTTGACTTATGTTCAATTTTTTGATATTTATGAACATCCCCCAATAGAACCGCATCTAAACCTTCGAAAACATCAGTTTCAATACCGGTTTCAAATTTATAACCTAAATTTGTTGTGGAACCAACAATAGGTGCATGTAGTAAACCAATAAATTTTTTATCTTTATTTTCTTTTCTAGATGTTTCAATATCTGGTCTCTTATTATTTTCAAATAAAGAATAATTGCACCAAACAATATTTTCATCAACATAACAAACACTTTCTTTAAAATAATAAATGTTTGGGTTGCTCATTAATTTAATAATAGGTGTTAAACTATCAACACGGTCTTTATTATTTTCTAACATGTCATGGTTACCAGCAACAATAATTGTTGGTGCTATTTTAGTGCAACGTTGTAAAAACCAAGATAAAAATAAAATTTGTTCATTTGAAATAGTTATCTTTTGATGTACTAAATCACCAACAATAACTATTCTAGCTTCATTGTACTCATAACCATCTAAATCTACCTTTATTTTCTTGAAAAACTCTACCGCTACTTCTTGATATTCTTCCATCCTTTTAAATGTCCTAATATGAAGGTCTGAAATATGTATTAACTTGTGTATCATAATATTATATTTTAAAATTCTAGTTTTTTCCAAAAAAACGAGTTTTTATTACCAAAGATATCTGGATTCGCTTTTTCATTTCTTTTATTATCCCAATAATATTCAAAAGTTAAAAACGGAGTTTCACCGCCTATAATAACGATATAATCACCAAAATTATTTTTAGCTGAATAAAAACCAGGACTTTTTATCTCATTAAATGAATTACAATTAATTAATATATCAATACTATCACATGTTTGATTATTTATGTTAATAGTTAAGGTATTAACAGCCCACGGTGTATTACGTTTATAAACAATTATGTTTTTATTTAAATAACCAATAACATCTTCTTCATTGTTTTCACAACCCTCAAAAAACGCTAAAGTTTTAATAACATCAATAAATTTATTAGATATTAATATAGATTTAATTTCACCTCTACCATTACTAGTTTGATTGATTAACGTTTGCAGCGTTTGATTCCAATCAATTTGAGTTTGACTCGTTTCAAAATAAGCATAGTTTCTCCAACCATAATAATCCCAGTTTATTTGTTCTTTTTCCATAAATTATATAATTTTAAAGTAATTATTTAAGTATAATAAAGCGAATATTATGGTTGAAAAAGAAATGATTTCAATCCACCATAAAATATCTTCTTTTCCTAGTAGTATTCTAAATAAAATAGACATGGATACAATAGTTGTTGCTGCTATAACACCAATAGTTAGATTTAATGTTGATAAACCTATTATTGCTACTGTAATACCACCTATAGCACCTATTAAATGTAATATATGTTTAGTTTTATTTTTAAATAAATCTGGAAAAATACCAACCATAGATAATAGCGTACCAGATATAAAAAACAATGGTGTTTTCCAACCAAAACCAGATGTTATTACCGCTAATGATAATATAAAAATATAAAATCTGAAATATATGTTATATCTTTCAGGTAAATCATAGAATGATGCCGATATAGATGGCTGTACACCATATTTTCCCCAAATATATGATACGTAAATAGCAAAATCGATTATAGCAACTAATAGCGCTATGTTTTTTATTAATTCTAGATACATTTTAATTATGGTTTAATTCTGTGTTATATTTATGAAGTTTTAACAATTTTTCGGCTTCATGACGCATATACATTAACTGAATTTTACTAAATTTCCTTGTTTCTTTATTAAAATGTACAGCGTATAATTGTCGGCATTTTTTACCAGTTTCCATTTCATACATAAGTGCATAAACACTAAGTTGTAATGTATAAACAACAAATTGACAATCTTGTAAGTGCTCAAACGGTTTTTTTAACGTTTGTTTAAATGGTGAGAAGAAATTAAATACCTTATTTGTCTTCCAATCGCCAATGTCAAAAAAAACATCGTCAATATCAATTAATAAATCTGTTGTACCGGCTAATTTATATTCTTCAGCAAATAAAACACGTTCCGGATACATACAAACTCCCTCATCTATATTAAGTTCATCATATGCTCTACAAACACTTAGCTCTAACTCATCTTCAGGAAAAAACCATTTATTAGATAATAAATATTTTTCAACTGTTTCATGTATATGTGTACCATATTCATTAGCACTATCATTAATTTCTTTCCAATAATTAACGATTCGGTCTTTAGACATACCAATGTATAATGGATTTTTCTTTGGGTCCAAATCTGATTGTTTAGATATAGATGTAGCAACACCATCAACATCAAATTCATGTTCAATTGAAGATATTACTGTAGTAACAGATTTATATTTTTCACCGGTTTCTCTATTTATATAGACATGAGGTATTGGGTCTAAATATACTAAAGTTTCAGCTTTTTTTATCATTTTTTTATAACAAAAATAATAGTATTTTTATGAAATTTCAAGATATTTATAAAAAAAAATATTGTGGACCAAAAAATAAAGAAAATATTACGTGAAAGTATCTTAGAATATTTCGATGATTATAATGATTATAGTGATATTAGTACATTAAGCGACATAGATGTTGATAATAAAGCTTATCAAACAGTTAGACAATTAAAAATTGATAAAGCGATTAAGGAAAAATTAAAAACAATAACTTGGCGTGATATTAAAGTTTCACAAAAAGGACCTGATTTTTTAAGGATTATACTACCGTATGGTAAGTTTTCCGAAGGTATTTATGTTATGATTTCAGTTGATTCAGATAATTTTAATCATATGCATATAGAATTAGCTAAATCACTACAAAACCTAGGTTTAGGATATAAAATCCATAAAGCTGTTATAAATTACATTGCCCACATTTATTCACCATTAGCTGATAGAAAAAATAAACTCATAAATAATATTTATGATAGATTATCTAATGACCCAGAACTAGAATGCTTTAGAAACAAAGCTAAAAGTGATTTGTGTTTTATGAAAGGTAAAGTTAATAAACCTTTATTAAATAAATTCGCTAAATTAGCTTAATAATCTTTCAAATCTTTAAGAGATAATTTTTTAGCTGTTCGTAACCAATTTAAAACACCTTTTGGACCACATTCTTCATGTATTAAAGCTATATCATAATCTTCAGGTAAAAAAACTATTTTAACCCTATCTTTTAGTTTTTCAATATACCTTAATTGTTTATATAAAACAATTGCATCTTTTATAGCATCCGGGTCTAAAACAATTATTATATCAGCTGATGATTTTTCAATAAGAGTTTCTAACAATAAATCAGAAATATATTTACCTAATAATGGTATAGAATTAGGTGTTACAATATGGTCAAAAGGTCCTTCAACTAAATATATTGTAGCATCCCAGTTTATTTTATTTTCGTTAATTATAACAAGAGTTTTATCATTCTCATGATTTTTATATTTTGGTTTAACCCAAGAGAATGCTCTGGCCACGAAATAATTTAAATTATCATCAATATCGTAAGACGGCATTACAATACGTAAAAAATGTTTACCACTACTAGTATACCCTAACCCGTAATAATCTATAATGTTTTGTGTTATACCACGTTCTTTTAAATACCTCATAGCATCATTATAAGCTGGGTCATATGGGTATTTATCTTTTAAAGATAGGAAAGAATCCGGTAGTTTAACTTCTATATTACGTTTTTCATTATTCTTAGAGTAATCAGTCTTATAGTCTGGTTTTAGAATGTAATATTGTTTAAGTAGTTTACTATTCCCATATCTACTAATTAATTTAGGGATATAACCACTCATATTGTTATGGTCTTTGCAGGCCCAACATTTAAAAACACCTTGATGATAATTTACTTCAAGATTACCTTTACCATCACCATTTGGTAAACCTTTTTCTTCAGCACACGCTGGACAGTCAAACTGGACCTGACCATTAATTTCGTCATGCTTCCTTGAGTCACCTAAAAATTCTTCTAATATTCCAACTATGAAATCACTCATAGTGCAAATATAGTGATTTATTTTTTAATATTCAAGAAATTATTCTTTTTCCCAATAACCCCATTCGTAAATTGACCCCTCGGTGTATAATTGACGAGCTCTAACTGTTTTGGTTAGAATTTTGTATTTATTATTAAGATTAGAAATACCATGTTCTTTAGCATAGTCACGATAAATTGTTACCCAATCACCATTATTAATCTTAATACCTTTAATTAGTTCGGTTTCTAATTTGGTTATGTCTTCTTGAACATCTCTATATATTCGTTCATTATAATCATCAAATAAATAACCTTTACCCTCTTCATAATATTTAGCTGAATATTTATCATATATTTTACTATTATTAGGGTAGAAATGCCATTTATTATAATAACTTAGAAATTCTTGTAGTGGTTTTATTTTATTTTTAACATCACGATTAAAATCAGGTACCGCTCTATAAATTTTAATTAAACTATTAGGTTTATTTCTATATCTCGAAATTAATGCCCAACAATATTTATCAGCGTTTGTATCGGCGTGGTCTCCATAATAGTACCAACCTTTTTCAGAATAAAAATCTTCACCATATGTGTTTGTTACATCATATAATGGAGAATCAACACCACCAGGTCCAGGTGCTTGGTGACCAACAGCATATTCTTCATATTCGTTGAGAGATTCTCGTAATTTATTCTTTATATCTAATCCCATAAATCGTTCTTTTTCATGTAACCTAGACAAGCACAACAAGCATCGCTCATATCGAAATTCTCTTTTTTAAGTTTATTGTGTTTGTCGTATAACCAAATAATTTGCGGTTCTAATTCACATACTTTATCCCAAATAACTTCTTTTTTATCGATATCATAGGGATACCCACCAAATAAAACCGGTTTCTTTTTAGCTATTTCAGCTTCAGTGAATTTATTACCTTTTTTATCTTCGGTTCTCTTCTGCATTAATTCAGGGAACCCATAGGCTCTTGCATCATATGAAGAAATAAATTCAGGTACAACACCTAATACATCAAAACAAGCTTTAGATATCATACCATTATATTTTAATAAGGTACCAACAGTATTTACGTTATTTGATTGTAAAAGTGGTTCCTCGATGATAACACTATTTATACCTAAATCTTTATATTTAGATAGGAATTCATCTCTAAAAGCATTAACTTTTAAAAATAACTCACCAGTTTTTGTTTTAGCTTTAACTTTAGGTGTAACATGGTGCAAAAGTTTTAATTTACCTTTACGACCTAAATTTTCATAAATACAAATTCCAATTGTTTTGGTTGATACATCGAGAGCTAAAATATAATCATTACTTTCTTCTTTCATAAAACATTTATTTTTTAAACACTTATTTTAACTTCTATTCTGAAGTACATATTACCTAATAAATACGGCTCACTTAATTTAGCGATAGCCACTAATTGATAATCTTTATCATATAAACCAACTTCAGTAACTCTAGGTATATCAACACCCGTAGTAAATGTTGGATTGCTTGAATTTCTAAATTCACTTGTTAATGCATCACAAACAATGGATTGACCTATTTCAGTATATAAACTATTAAAGTATAATGTCGTACCAGTAAAATCAGCTACCGGGTTAAAACCACTAACAATAGTATTATCGGTAATAACAATAAAACCCTTATCTAAATACGCAACACCTATAGCTGTGTCAGCAGTTAATTGTTTACCTTGATTTGTTGTATAATTAAATTGTTCTTTCCCACCTAAAGTGAAAGGTTTTGGTTCACCATACCCGGTACCCCAACTTTTACTAATATCACCATTTGGTTTCTTTATTTCATCTGAGAATAATACCACAACATTATCACCAATTGTTATATTATTACTCATTTCTTTTATAGATGAATCCAAATCTGTTGTGATAGCACCGCTTCTTAGATAAGTACCATAACAATTATATGTTGTTCCGCTACTCAAAAGGCTAAGTTTTATGGTTTTACCATCAATTATTTCACCAAAATTATTATTAGGTATGCTAATAACCAATGCTTGATAATTAGCTAAACCAGAAATAGCTGTATCATTATATCCACCATTAGAATTAGGAACTGAAATAAATTTACTTATATCAGAAGATGTTACAGGTAAACCAAAAGTTGTAAATAAATTAACCAATGATTCACTTGAATGGTCATTTCTGTTTATTTTATTAAATGTTAATGATGAACCAGTTAATGTAATATTACCCAAATATTTCATAGCTTCGGTTACTTCAAAAGAACCGGTTCCAACCGCTTTATATTGATTGCCAGCATTATCAAAAATTAATTTATTTCTAATTGAAATACCATCAGCAACACTAGTTGACGTGATAGAATTAGATGTTAAATCGCCACTACTAACCGGAACTTCACCCTCAGTTAATATTTGATTTGTTTGGTAATTAGCATCTGAATCACCAAAAGCAAAATAAGAAACAAAATCAGTATTACTAGTAGATAACAATTTTTTTCTACCATAAGGTGTCAATTTAGCTATTACTGTTGTTGTTGATGCACTATTTATATATCCCATTTTATAAATTTATTAATTTTTCAGTTATTAAAAATCTAAACTAAGTTCCACCATTATAGTATCACCATTTATTAATTTAATTGGTTCACTTACTTTACCTATCGCAATTAATTCTTGTGTACTATCATATACACCTATTTCAGTTACTCTTAAAGGTGTTTCATCACCAGCGATTCTGGTAGGGTTTGATGTTTGCTTAAAATTACTATTAGATAAGGTAATGTTAAATATCGTTTTGTAAATATTAGCACCAATATATGTTTTAATGTTACCATAGAAAAATCTTTCGTCACCGAAATTTAAATCATTAGTGTTGGTTTTTAATGGTATGTTTAATCCTTGGTTAATAGTATATGTATTACCGCTGTTAGCCATATTGATAGCATTTGTTAGGATAAAACCATTTGTTGTTGGTGATTGAATTTCTAATTTCTTAGGGTCTATTGTCTCATTGATATTAACTGTTATAGCTGAAGTTGTGAAATCAGCTACTTTCCAACCATCTGATGTTGGTCTATCAGTCTCATTATCCTTAATTTGATAAATAAGTTTTAATTTATCACCATAGAAACCTTTACCATCATAAGAAACGTCTTCGATTTTTCTCATATATGGTAATAAATCTAAATCTTCAATATGAAACTCAACATCTTTACTAGTTGGCGTGTTATTAGTTAGCTTAGCAAATTTTTGACATGGTAATGACATAGTTAAACCACTAGTACTATCAATAGCATAAGTAATATAAATTGTTTTGTTAACATCTAAAACACCATTACTTGCACCACCTTCAGGTGATTTAGTTTTAGTTTTTAATGTTGGTAGAGTCCAGTTCCTGTTAGATTTATAAGACATAGCAGCAACAATTTCATCATCATGAATTGAAACCATTTTTAATTGTGGGTAAACACGACCAATAGTTAATGATGTTTTACCTGAAACCATAGTTGGGTCTTCAATTAAATCAACATATTCTATATCGGTATTAGTTAATACTTTAGTAGTTCCCGATGCAATAAATTTCATACCCATTGTATTACCACTACCTGTTGCATATGAACGTCTATGGTACATTAATGTTGGTAATTCTAGTTCAAATTGTTTACCGTTAGAACCATTAATATAGAAAAATTCACCATAAAAATTTGATATCGTATTATTAGTATAATGAATCAAAGCAACTGATTTTAATCCGGTATCAATAAAACTACTACCATCACACACTAAAGCGTCATTTTGTGTTGTAATACTATCAGTTAAATTATAATCAAAATAAGCTTCTTTATCACCTAAATATTGGTATGAACCAAAATGTTTGAAATCTTGATACGTTGTACCTGTTATACCTAGAACTGTTTCGCTCCATGTATTATTCATACACCAAACAGGGTTATCAGCAACCGAAACTAAATTATTAAGAGCAAATGATAGTGTACCCATATCCCAATACGCTGAAGTCATACCTGTACCAAATGCATCTGCCACTTCATCGCCAGGATAAACATAATATTCTATATTAGTTGAGCTTTGTAATGAAAAATCAGGTAACACCCTATCTAGTGTAATAATAGACCCAGCCACACTTTTAACTTTGTAAAATAATGTTGGTATTGGTGTATCATTAGTTAAGGTTGGGATAGAACCTAGTGTATCATTGGTTAATTTAAAAACAATTATATTACTTTCAGATATACCGGTTGCTATATCAATACTTGTACCACCGGTAAAATTAGTATTATCTATAACACCATAAGTAATAACATAATTATTAGATACTAATGTATTATAATTATTTGTACTACCACTGAAGAAACCTCTTTCATTAGCTTTGTTATTAACAACTGATTTAATTGTTCTAACTTTATCAGGTGTTAAAGCATTTAATACAGTATCGCCTGTTGATACATAATATTTTATGTTTGGTTGTCTATCAACCGGTGATAAAATAATACTATTCCCAGATAATGGTATATTTGTTGGGTTAGCATCAATAATACTTTCTCTTTTATAATCTATTTCAGAATCACCAACGGCCCAATACGAAAAATTAAGAGCCCCTAACGCTAATTTTTTACGTCCAGCATCAGTTAATTTAACGCTAACGAACGGATTTGTTGAATTTATAATATAACTCATTTTCTATAATTATTAAATATAATTTAATTATAAATATCTAAAAATAAATATTAATAAGAATTAATAGCATTTGTTTGTATTCTTATTGGATAACTTTCACTATATTTTTCAGTTACTAATTTATCACCCCTTATTGTTAAATACCTTTTAATATTCTTAATTCTGTAAATGTATTTAGTACCAGCGTTACCAGTTAAGTAAACAATACCATTGTAATTTGTTACCCCAGCAATATATTCTGTTACACCACTAAATAAAATAGTTGTAAAATTAATATCATTAATATCAGCTACCTCTATAATAAATTCGCCACTATTATTATCCGGTTTATTTTTTATAACCCAAGGTATAGTTAATGAATTAGTGAATACATCGTTTATGTTTAAAATACCGGAATTATAGAAAATATTAATAATATCGCCAACAACTACAACACCATTTAAAATAATACGTTTATTATTAGTTGTAGAAACATAATAATCAATATTCGGGGCTAAAACAACACCATTTAAAGTTATTATTATATTATCACCCTTGTTAGGTTCTAATTTTGTATATAATTCATATTTATTTGTATCAATGTTAAAATATATACTATTATTACCTTGATTATTTGTTGTACCACTAGTGATAGTATTTTGAATCGGTAAAAAATCATTTGTTAGACCAGGGTAATTAAAACCATTAGATACACCAACAATTGTAATAACATCACTTGTTTTTGTTCCACCGGTAATAGTTAAATAAAGATTAGCAGCATCATATAAATAGTCAAAATTATTAGCTAATACAAGACCATTTAAAGACACAATTAAGGAACCTGTAGACCCGAAATTAATAGTAAAACCAGATTGATTATCATATTGTGGGAATATTGAATATCCGAACAATTCACCCACTGTTGTATTAACCTTATTGGTTCCATTTAAAATAGGTTCATCAGCCTCTCTAGACACTGAAAAATAATAATCGATAGCTTTTTGATATAAACCATATGAATCACCGTTATAGCTTAACGTTCTATCTTTAATACCTAATTTATTAGAAAATTCAGTACAATATGTGTAAATGAAATAACCCTTTATCAGATACTCACCATCAATTGTTAAACCACTCACCGGAATAGAATCATTTACTATATTAGTACCACTAAACGATGAGTATTCAAAAATATCACTTGAATATGTTGGATAAATACTGAACGCATTAGTATCATTATTAAATTTATAAACATCGTACCTAAAAGTAACATCATTTTCTATAAATGATTCAGTATTACCAGTAAAGACAAATCCCAAATCAACAGTTGTTGCCGAACCTATAATATACACACCCGTATCACCGGTTGTTATAACAGGATATGTGTTATCACATAATATACCACACATAACATTACATGCACCGGTTATAGGTGGACCAATGGTACCACCAGTATAAGAAATTTTACTACAAGTAGGTATCATTTCAGAACATAAGTCTAATGAATACCCGGTAGGACAAGAATAAGCAACAGTTTCGCCAACATCAAAATAATCACCAATTTTATATGATGTATTCCAAATAGAACCCGATTCTGTTATACCTGTAGCACCAGATAATTGTGATAATGTATCAGCCGAATAAATTTCAAAACCAAAATTATGGCCTGAACCACCATTATCATTTTTACCTAACATTTCAATAATATTAGTACCAGCATTTAAATAAAATGGGAACACATGCCATAAACCAAAATTACTAGTAGTAAACGAATCACCACCTAATTCAACTATTTCAGTACCATTTATCAAAAACTTACAAAAATTATCAGAACCTAAACCAATATAATATGTTCTACCTGAAATAACATTATAACATTTAGAGAAACCATGCCATTCATCTAATGGTTGTCCTTTAACACCTGTTATATTTAACCTACCATCTATTAAATTTCTTCCACCACCATCTAGCGTAAAAATAGTGCTGTCATAAGGTTGACCAATATATGGAATATTAGCACCATTACCCCAATAATCACTTGTTACAGTACCACTATATAACACTTCATTACCATTATTATCACGTAAAACACCCCAACTACTTGTATCTGCTGTTATAGGGAATTGTTTATTACTTATATCTTCATAAAACCTAGCACCAATACTACTATACGCTGAATTTTTATCACCAACTAAAATAGGTGTTGATGTACCACTATTTATAATAACCGGTGTAGTATCTATTTTATAACACATTGTAGCATCTTCATTTTGTGTGTAACCACTTGGACAAATTAATACATTACAAGGTAAATTTAAATCGATATCTAAACATAAATTAACACTAAAATTTTCAACACCATATGGTTTTGGTATTGTAAATATATTACCATCGTAAGTAAATTGATATCCTAACGTCATTAGAGCTGAAATAAAGCTATTATTAACTACATTCTGAGTAATTGTATTGGCGGTTGAATAAGCGGTCGTAATATGACCTGAAAAAGCTATTTCTGAGTCAACGATTACTTCTAAATCCCAAGATAAACTATTAAAACAATCAGTGATACCAGAAAAACACTCAGTAACTGCTGATAAAACCATATCTTCATAGTCAATACCACCTATATCACAAATAAAAGTATCATCTAGTAATTTATTTGCACCATTAATATAATATTTTGGCTCACTAAATGTACAAATATCAGAACTCATAGCCGTTGTTAATAAACCACTATTCCTACTACAATTAGAACCGTTTTGTATGTATATATTTTGTTGGAATCTCATTAATATGATGTGTTAATTTCAATAAAATCTTTATTATTTGTTATAATACCAATTTTATATGGTGTTTTATATATATCTACCTCAATAGATTTAGATAAATCAACAAAAAAACCTGTAAATGAAGGTAAATGCATGTAAACACCTTTACCGATTACACCAGAAATAAAATTACAACTTTTAACCTCACCAATATATGGCGAAATTATTGTACCGGTAATATTTGTTACTATTTTTGGCATATTAATAAATATTAATTAGATTGAAGTATATTATGGTTATTGTTATTATTTAATATAGTTATAGAACCTCTAAAAATAGGGCTACTATTAAAATCAGTCAAATAAACTGCGTTATGATAATCCTCATACGTTGAATCTCCAGCTAATTCAATATCTGATATTATAACTTCCACATCATTTTTTCTACTCGAAATATAACCATTTTCTGGATAAGTTGTAACCAAACTATATTGTTTGTATTTATATTTTTGCGAATCAAATATTGAGTTTCTATAAATGTATGATGAACCCCATATTGTAGTAGCTGGGATTAATTGTTCAATAATATCAACCCAATAATTCCCCAATGATTTACTATACCTAATTAAATCACTATAATTAAACTTACCACTAATAGAACAATTATTACCAGGATTCATATATGTCTCATATAAGTACCTTAATGTTGGATAAGATTGTATAATTTGTCTGTTCTTAACATCAATAAACTCATTATTAATTAAACTAGTAAATTCATCTGTAGATGTTAAAGCTGTGAATGGTGTTATAATTAAACCTGTTAGGTCTATTGAGCCGCCGGATAAAACACATGGGTAATTATTATCCATATATCGCATAATATTTTCTTCAATAGCTAATGATGGGTCTACCTCTAAATCCAATTCCTTTGAATTTATAATTAACCTACTATCATTTACAACATAGTCAGTTTCTCTACTTATTAATGAATAATTTCTATTTTCTGGGTTATTTGTGACTCTCCAAGATTTTCTATTATCAATAACACGTTCTAAATCAAAACCAGGACATCTTAAAATTTGTTTATCAGTTCTTTTAATTGTTTCAACATGCTTATTAATTTTAAATTGGTTAAATAATACTGAGAATTCAACATCTACATTTTTTATTAACACACCTAATTTAATTTTTTTATTAGCTATCTCTTTTATTATGTTTTGGTCTGTAATAATAGTAGAAAACTTAACCCAACAAGAGTTAAATGATGTAGCACTTACAACAAAAGAAGAATCACCCAAACTATTTATTATATTATTAATAACATCGTTTTTATGTAAACCATTTATTAAAATACCTGTATTAGTATTACCACTTAAAAATTGTGTAAGTCCGGTTATATTAATCAAATCTTCACTATAAACCGTTTTTAATCTATATGGCGATTCATATATTAGATTTTCTTCAACATCTTTAAGGTCCAAATAATCAATTGTCATACTAACATTTAAACCGGTTAAAATATCACTATAATTTTGAATATTACCATAAAAATCATCAGTATTAAATTCTAATAAATAATCAAAAGAGATTTCTAATGAAATTGTATCGTTTACCCCCGAATAAATTATTTCCCCATCATTATTGTTTAATGATAACTCTAATTTAACATCAGTATTATTACTAATATCTTTCCATAAACAACGACAAGTGGCTTCATCCCAATTATATCCAATAATTGAACAACCGTTTTTATCGATTGGTTCACCTATCTTATCAGTATAATTACCGTGTATAGGGTCGTAAATAGTTACTGGTGAATTAAAACCACGAGTTGTACCATCATCTTTTAATATGATAGCATTTATTTTAGTACCTGTATATGAAGTATAATTAACCATTTATAATAAATATTTTAATTTTGTTTTACGCAAAATTTTTCGCATGATGATAATCCAGAATCTACAGAGACAAATCCAGAACCTAATGACTGACAACAAGTTTCAGAAATGTATTTAGTTTTAGTACCATCATTTAAAGTGAACCACACGTAATTATTTTCATCAACATTATATTCAGTATATTCACACCCATAATCACGTTTAGTTTTTTTAATCTTAACCTTTATAGAATGGTCACAAGTATCATAAGCACAACCACAAGTAGTTATTTTAGAACTTGGGCAAGGGTCTATAATAAAGCTCGAAATAACTTCAAAATTATCAGCCATTAAATTATACGGGTCTAACGCATCAATATATATTTCAGGTGTATCAGTTTCAAAAACCGAATCACAAATCACAACTTCATTAATACAATTAGCTATAATACCACTAGTTATATTTATATTAGAAATAAGACTTATCTCTAATAATTTACCATTAAATTCAGTTTCTATATCACATTGTGTACCACCACTTGTAGTTATGTACACAATACCATCATTAATTGTTGAATTTAAACTAATACTAGATAGCCCAACTGATAATTCTGACTCATAAGCAATTGTTGTTGGTACATCAGTCCTTGATATAGATGTATAGAAAGGGGTACCAACATATTTTAATTCGCCACCTATTTTAATATTAATAGACCAATCAATCACAAAAGTACAATCATCTATTGTAGGACAATTACTTATTGGTTCAACATATTCAATTTTCTTACAAGATATTCTTTCACCACACAAATCTAATGCATATCCATCAGGGCATTGATAACCAATACCATCACCCATTTCAAAATAGATATTCCCTTTATCTCTAAAATGTTCAGTACTCCAAATAACACCGGCATCTGTTTTATTAGTAGCATTCATTAATTCTGTTGACCTACCCCCTTCGTCAATACCTTCTGGGTCATAAATTTCAGCACCAAAAGCCATAGTATCTTCAAAATTAAAACATAGTAATTCAATTAAGTTTTCGCCAGCATTCAATGTTATTGGGAATATATGCCAATATTTAAAACTAAGTGTAGAATTTTGACTATCAGTACCTGAAAATTCTATAATTGGTACACCGTTTACTCTAAAACTACACAAATTGTCAGCAGCTAAACCAATATAATATATTTTAGTTTCAGGTATATTAATACATTTTGTTAATCCATACCACTTATTAATTTCATTACCACGTATACCTATATTATTTAATCTCTCCCCATAAAACATATTTTCAGCTTGTGTTATACCAGAATATGTAATATAATTATTTAAACTATCTTTTAATTCAAACATTAAATTTAAATAATCAGTACTTATAGGGTAATAAAAAGAATCAATATTTTCATATAATCTAGTTCCAGCTATACCATACGCATATCTAACAACATCGCCATTAGTAATTGGAACTAATTGACCAACATTAGGGTCGTATACTACATCTGTTCTAACACATTTCGTTTCATCACTATTAAGTTTAAAACCTGTTGGGCATGAAACGCAGCCTTCAGTTAATGCAGTATATGATATACTGGTACACTTAACAGGGTTATCACATAAATCCACTGAATAACCATCAGCACATGTATAACCTAATCCATTACCAACATCAAAATAACTACCAACCATTTCAGCTGTATTCCATATTGAACCAGATTCACTCATATTACTAGCATTAACCAAATTATTATATCTAGCTTGTTCATCAACACCTTCTGGGTCATAAATTTCAAAACCAAAATTATGTGAGCCAGTTATATTTTTTCCGAACATTTCAATAATATTTTTACCCGCACTTAATGTTATAGGAAAAACGTGCCAAAATTTAAAATTTGAGAAAGTATCCTCACCACCAGCTAAATTAACCTTTAATTCACCGTTAACGTAAAATTTAGCTAAATTATCAGCAGCTAAACCAATATAATAGATTTTAGTTTCACTTAAATCAAAACATTTAGAAAAACCATGCCAAGTTGTTTCAACTGAAGCATCACTATCAATACCAACAATGTTTAATCTACCGGTTACTAATAAATCAGGTAAACTATTCCTATGCAATATAGTATATAATGTATTATCATATGATTGACCAATATAATTTAAGTAACTACCATTTCCCCAATAAATATTACTTGTAGTATTATTTATTGTTACTATACTACCATCACTATATCTTAAGAATCTTTGCGCCCATGTGGTACCAGTTGATATAACTTCTGGTTTATCTGTTATATCTTCATAAAACACAGCACCATAAAAAGAATATACTAATTCTTTATTTTCATTATTTGATACGATTATTGGACCTTGAACATAACTCAAAGGGTCTTGTGTATCATATTTAACACATTTGGTACTATCTTCATTTATATTATAACCAGATGGGCATCCAGATGATTTTGGTAATGAATTATCATTATTATTAAAACAATCTTGCGTTTCAGATAACAAAATACTATTAAAATCAACATCTGTTGTACATGTAGCTGAAGCTTCAGAACTTAAGAAGTTATTTATTAAACCATTATTATAATTACTAAATAAATTAGTTGTTCCAGTTGTTAAAGTTTCTTCAATTAATGTTGTAGCTGAGAAATTAGGTATTAAACATTTGAATTGATTTATATATTCATATCCTCTATCATATGGTCCAATATGTGGATTATTACCAGCTAATAAATCCAAATCAGCATTAGGACCACCAGTTTGCCTATACCATAAACCACCTTTTTGAAAATACATATCAGGTGTGTCAGGTAATGTCTTAGGAAAGCCATTATTATCGATACAAATATTATCAATACTGGTAGTATTTGTGTTAATATCCAAAACTCTAAGGAATTCTTCAATATCTAAGTTTTTATCAGTATTATACACATACTCATTGAACCTAATTAAACCATTAGGGGCACCAATAAATTTTAAAAAGAATTCAACAGCTTTTCTAGTACCTTTTGATTTCCAAATCCATGGTGTATTTAATACTAAACGTCTCCAAAGTTCAATCTCAGCCTCATGTTTAGTTAAACCAACACTATAACCACTAAAAGTACTTTCAGCTGGTGTTAAAAATGAATTAATTAAATCATTATCTTGTAATGATGATGTTAATTCCCAACCTAAAGTTCTAGCTAAAGCCTTTAATATATTATCCGGTGTATTGTCATTTTTATCATATGTCACAACATTAGCTAATGATATACCATCAATATATTTTTTTATTTCATCGAATTCTCTACCATATATTCTTAATGTTTTACCAATTTTTTGTTCTGTTTCATCATCAGTATCTGATATAGTATCAAATTCTGTTATTGATTTAGAAACTAAAAATCTTGATATAATATCACTTTGAACTTCATCGGATGCGTTTGTTAAATCAACTAAATCACTTGCAAATTTTATATATTCCGGACTGTCAAAATCTATATTATAACCATCTGATACAGGCCAATTTATTTCTTTTTGAGTTTCTAACGAGACACCATTATCTGTCTTAACAGTATAAATGAATTTAGAAGAATATATAGGTGAAGTTTGTCTATTTAATAAATGTTTTTCAAACTTAGGTAAAGACACGAAAAATTCATTAACCCTATTTTCATTTGGTTTTATATGAAAGTTTACATATTGATTAGATAATGTTTCATTAAATGGATTTCCCTTTACTTTTAAGTATAAATAACCAGAAGAAATGGTTGTTGAACCAGTAAATTCAATAATATTGAATTCACCAGTCGAACCTGAAACACTATAATCTAAAAATCTAACAGTTAAATTTTTTAACTCATTATTTTGACTATATTTTTCAAATACATTACCGTTTTTATTAAAAATAACTTGAAATTTATTATCTATTCTATTTACCGGGACACTAAATGATGCAACATTATTAACTGTATCATAATTATAATTTTCAATAGTGTATCCGCTACTATAATCTTTATAAACTTTAACGTAAATTGATGCTGGCCACGTAGATATTATATGTTCCAACGATACTCTTAAAAATTCACCAGCCGAACCAAAATAAGCATAGTTATTTAATTTGCTAGAGTTTAAATTTAATGTACTAACTGAAGCATCAGTTAATATATTTAGCTGAATATCATTTTCTACAATATCGTTAAGACCAAAAAAATCAGAAAATTTACTAGTTGTAAATGTTTTACTAACTTTAGGGTCATCATTAATAGTAACAACAAAATTACCGGCAGTAAATAAAGGTGTACCGCCATCAGATGTAAATTGTTGACCAACTAAATCAGGTGAAAAAGGTCTATATTCTATATTGTTATCATAAAAAATACGTTTGGCATAACCAGGTATTTTAACACGTCCATTTCCCATTACACAGCCGATATATCATTAAAATCTTTATTAAAATCTACATTTGTCTTAGGTTCTCTAATTTCAAATAAAGGTTTACCACTAAATTCTTCTTTAATTTCATATAAATTCCATTGTTTATAAATTTCTTTATCGAAATTATATACAGTATATACGCCATCTTCAAGTGATTTACTTTGAGGACCTAATAATGCGTATGCTAATGTTTCTATATCATGTTCAACCATTTCAATTTCAAGCATAATTGGATTGAAGAATGTGTTGGTTATAATAATATCTTGTTCAGCTTCACCTATATATGGTAAAGCATTTGGTTTAACATTTGGTGATGAGCTAGGTGTTACAGTTAAAAAACTTAAACTAGCGTTATCATTAAATGTATAACTAGTACTTTTATTGTTATTATTATTTAAATTAGTTTGTTGACTACTAACTCTATTATTAGATGTTATGATTCTAAAGAAATTTTGTATTTTCTTTTGTGTTGCATTATTATCAGTACTTAAATATTCAATTCTATACCCAGTTAAATTACCATTTTCAAAATTAGAAGCATATTTTGAATCAACACTGGTTAAATCAACTACTAAACCCCTAATATTAGGGTAAGCAGATAACACACCACAATCTTTGATTCTAGTTCTAATTTCAACCGGTTTAATTATTAATGTGTAAATACCTTTTTGTTTAAAATTATCTGTCGGTAACTTTAATGTGTACATACCACCTAATATTTCACTACCTGTTGTAGTTTTATTAGGGTTTTCATTAGTTAATAATACTTTAGTCGGGTCTAATTTAGTCAAAGTAACATCTCCTAATTTATCTCTACTAGGTGTATAATGAAGTAAAATTTCACAGTCACTAGGACTTATATCAGCAGGTCTTGTAACCCCATAAATTCCGTTCGCCATTTTATTTGTTTATTTATAAATATCTAATATATTATTTTATAATATTAAAATAACCATTTCCGTAAAAATCTAAATGTTCCACACTCTCTATTTCTGATAATTTTAAATGTGGTGTTAAAACAGATGTTGCGCCACGGTCTATAAAGACATCACTTTCTATTTCCGGTGGAGTTGTTATACCAAAAAATATTTCCTCTTTAATGATATTTGATAAACTAGTATTAGTTTCATTCCAACCTTCAGCTTTAAACTGAAAAGTAGTGTATGAATCGTAATCTTTATATAAAATTCCAGTATCTTGACTATCAGTACCTAATTTATAATCATTAGAACCATTAAATGTATAACCTGTTGGTCCGGATAAATCTAAAATCTTACTAACACCATTAATAGTATTACCTTTATAATCGGTGTAATTACCACTTTCAGGTATAAAAGAAGTGTTATATGGACTAGTTTTACTATATGACTTAAAGAAACTTAATTGTGAATCAGTTGTACCCGTTAAAATTAAACCATCTTTAAAATAATCTGATACATTACCACTAGTATAATCAGTATCAGTAAACATACCCATATCATCTATGGTTTGTGTTAATAATATATTAATATATATACTATCACCTGTAATGGTACCATA